TATGTTTCTATATTGAAATCTTACGCTAGGACAGCTAAAGGCTGGAGTAATCCATTTGGATTAGGTCCGGGTAATGGCCTTTATTGTATCATTGGGACTTAGTCTCCAACATCAACTGTAAAAATGCTGTCTATTATTTAACAAAAAAGCAATGGATTACGTCCCCTATAAACTATACGTTAACGTTATTAATCTAATATTTAAAGTACATTTATACCAAAATCGACAGGATTAATTAAAGAATCCTTCATTTAGATAACTTACTTACATAAGATCATGTCTTAAATAGTTGTGTTAGCAGGCGTTGCTTAATGGTTAATTGATGAATGGCGTGATTATGAAACACTAGTCGACAGTCCCCACCTCTGTACTAATTTAGAGAGGTTTAGGGGTGTATTACCATACACTTTATATTCACCGTCTGTTGTTTTCTACGTGAACATAAAGTCTGTGATCTAGTATACTGTTTTTGGATATGAATATTTTAGAAGTTACAAATAAGATTAATCAGTTCTTATATCACCAACTTGTTACGATTGGGCGTGTATAGATAGTAACAGATCTGGGCCGAGTATTTTAACAGCATTCATGTCTACCAATTTTGTTTAAACTTAGTAGTTCTTTTGCATGTTACCACATATCAAGGCGTTATCTTTCAATTTGTATGGAACTATCTTCTTCTCTTCATGGACCAAGAAAAATTGTGGATATTTCTTTTTATGTAATGAAGCTAAAGTTATGAATTAAAATTTTGACTCTAATTTGGTTAATCGTAATGTTAAACCTTTATGTAAGTTAAAATTGTATTTCGTAACAAATATACAAACTTCACCATCGCTGGGTCCAAATTGTGGCAATGTACCGTAAATCCCGTATGTTGACGATAATACTTTTCTTATGTTGTAGTTGAGTATTTAGTCATTTGTAAATTATGTCTTGGGATTTGTTTGCTTCTTCTCCACTATGTACGCCTCTCTGGGCTGTTTGTTGCTATTTTATGGCTAACTATTCTTTAATATGTTTTTGTATAACTGTTGATAACTAAAATATTTTTCAAATTGATTGTTGGTATATAAAATTCCACAATGTCCTTCATTATAAATGATCATTGGAAAAGTCATAACTTAACCCTCTTGAGTTTTAATCTTAGCATTTATGTTACTAAACAATTGTTTTTAACTATGAAAAGTCTACCTAAATTCCTACAACGATAAAAGTGGTACCATTAATTTTTTGCATATGTCTCGCATAACTCGCAAATCATGACCTATCTAATTATTCCTTGTCTCTGAGTATGATTTCATCAGAGCAAAATAAGCTGTTAAGTACAAATTATCATCCCTACAGCCGTTATCAGTATTTTTATCAAAATATTGATCGTTGTATGTTATTGGGATGAACGCATTCATAAAACATAGTCCATCAGTAGAAGTCTAAAACATAATTTGAGTATCAGATTATTCTTATTTATATACTACTGGCGGTTCCTTTAATAACTTAGCTTAATAAGGCCAATTAACTGTTGATTATTTGCTCGTTAGACATTAACGGTGTTTAATTTCTTGTGTTGAGAAACACTGTAAAGAAGCGTATATCTATGTCCATTATTCCTCTTCCGCTATAGTTCTTAACTACTTACCGCATATTAATTCTGTTTCTGGTAAAGTAGTATCACCTTACAACCATTTAAATTTAGCATGATCATCTAAGTTCAGTGCATCAAGAATGGTCTTAACGTAAGGCTGCCTTTTAAAATATGGCATTTTGCGGCTTTTCCTATAAACCTACTTATCTTTGATCAAGTACCTCTGCGGTTATATGGTTTATGGAGTTGTTAAGATCTACTGTTTCTAAGTTGTCTTAACGTAAGGTCTCTTGCATGTCTAGACCTTTGGTTCATCTTTAATTAAATCCCCTATATATTCGGGTTTATTTGACTTTGGCGAAATTATCCAAATTTCTTTATCGCTCTTATTAGTCAGATGAACAATCGATTCGGTCACAAGTTTAATTTTATCCTTGCGTAGTACTTCAAATATATTTGTCGAACATTTGAATATTTAACCGAACTTACGGTCCTAAGGTTTAACATATTTCACGTTAATCCATTACTCCGTTTCCCTACGAGTTATATATTTTTCTCTTTTGGGGCTGATTACTGCATAATGATCTTTGGTTGCTGGGCGATCAATGAGTGCCCCATTCTGGAATGACTTTTCCGAACTCTTCACTGTCGATGATTCCTAAATCACCGGTATGTTTGTACAATCGTTTTTGTTAAAATTATTGAAGATCTCTATGTACCGTTTCAAGCTACGGCCGGTAACGAAATTCGACCACTTTCGTTCCTCGAACTACCACTTGGCAAACTCATTTACATGCAACATTACGTATAATATTTAGAGACATCACTAGAATTCAGGGGTCTGAGTGCCTTCCTAATAGTGATGTGACTTTCGTCAACGCTCGTCACGCTCTTATTACCATCTATCTTCACTTAAAGCTACTGGCTCGCACTACCAACTAAATTGGATAATGGCTTTGTTCAATAAGTTATTTTCGAATCCCTAAACATTAAAAGATGACAAAAAATTTTTATTTGTATCTTCTGGATTGCTGTAAATGCACCCAATTTCGGCTGGGATAGTCTATTTAAAGACTGTTCACATTTTATCTATTCATGCCTGATCCGTAAAATGACGCAGTTCCTCATTTTCCGTTAATAACATGATAGTCGCACCTAACACTGCAAGAAGTGCCCCGATAAACATTGTGCTCACAAAAA